CAAGAGAAAAACCACCGGAAATGTGATAGACTTATGGGCTTGGAAAAGAGCGCGAGGCATTTTATAGCCCCGCGCCAAGTTCAGCCTTGGGAAGGAGCGCGGAACAAGGCATAAGGCCAACCATGCTCCACACTGCACCAGAGGTGCCCATTTAGCCCCTATTGGGGCAATTTGTGCTGCGAGGGCCATTCACGCCCCCGCCGAAAAAATGATACCGCCAACAATGGCAAGAAGCCCGCCAATAGGCATGAGAAGGCTGGCTATAAAACACAGTGCGTCGCCAGAGTCATCGAGGCATGTCCTGCCTTGCAATCCAGCCGCCAGCCCAAGGGCAAGAAACAGGACACCACAAACAATCAAAAGCGATGCAATTATGTCAACAAGCATGATCTTCCCCCAGTGTTGGCGCCTATTCGGCGGGTTGTGGTTGGCTCTCAGCCTTCTTGATGAAATCAGCAACAAACCTGCGAGAAACTCCGTGCCTTGGGAGTTCTTTATTTTCCCAGCGCGCAGCCGTTTGCATGTGAACCCCTGCGAGTTCAGCAAATTGTGCCTGCGTCATTCCGAGGCGTTTTCGTGCGTTTCTAAGGTCTTGAGATGTAATCATGAAAACAAACTACGTGTTTTGCGTAGATATGTCAACGCAACATTCGTAATTTTTTTGCGTAAATTGCGTAAATGATTCACGAGCGATTAAAAAAAGCCCGCCTTATGGCTGGTTACAAAACCAAAAGAGAGGCGGCAGATGCTTTAGGCTTGCCGCCAACAACCTATTATACGCATGAGGGAGGGAGCCGCTCTGAAATTCCGCCCGCTACGGCAAAAAGATATGCGGATTTCTTTAGGGTAAACCTTGAGTGGCTTCTTACAGGAAGAGGGCAGCCAAAAGGTCGCGCGCCGGAAACTGTTCCCCTGGTGGGATACGTTGGGGCCGCTCAAGAATGGTTCCCTGTCGATGACCATGCAATGGGCGCAGGGCTTGACGAGGTGCCTGCCCCACCGGATTGCAAGAAACAAACCGTTGCGGTGAAGGTGCGCGGCGATTCCATGTTCCCCCGCTATAATGACGGGGAAATTCTCTATTATGCCCAGCCCGAGCCGCCACCGGCGCGGCCAAATCCGACTACTGACTATATTGTCTGGTGTGAAGATGGGCGCATCTTGGTTAAGCGGCTCTTGGCCGGAACCCAAACGGGGCTATACCATTTGCAGAGTGTGAACCCTGCCATTCAAACCATGATTGATGTTCCGGTTAGGCAAGTGGCCAAGATCATATTTGTGAGGCCAGTTTAGCCTGCCCTTCTGCAAATCTTTAATAGCTTTCCACACCCGCCACCACGGCGGGTTTTTTTGTGCCTTAAAAATAATTACGCATTTTACGTATTTTTGTCTTGACTATAATACGTGTTTTGCGTAATTTATACCCATACCAAGCAAACACAAACGGTGTGGGGATATTATGATTAAGCAGCAATTACAGGCCAGCCTAGACCAGCTCCAAAAGGCTTCCGAGGTAAAGGAATACGTTTTGCTCGAGCCTGAGTTTTTGGCTGATCTTCTTGGCAAGATGCGCAAAATGACCGCTGCAGCAAGTGAGGCTGATATTGCGCTTTACAATGCAAATTCTGATTTCTCCTATGCCAACCGCGCAAAATCTCAAGAAGAGCGCGATGCAGCAATCGAAAACGCACAGCGGGCTTACGTGAAGCACTCAAGGGCATATCATAGCCTATCTCTCATGGTTGATGACCTGTGGCACATTTTGAAGGCTGCGCAGGAAAACCAAGGCGCAACGGCTGAGGAAGTCAAACAAATCGCCCGCTTTGAACAGGCAGCTTATGGCGCTGATATGAGCACCAACCTTGCCCGCTCCCCTTATGCGCAACAGCACCGCGAAAGCGCCGCCAAGATCAAGGCAGACGTGGCCGCGAGAAATGGGTGCGCACAATGACACCCGAGCGCCTCATTGATGCAGGCATGGGCCTGCTTGTGACCGCCCTTGCATTGGGTGTGCTGTTGTGGGGCCTTAACACGCCCCCAGTTGAGGCTGATAGCTTGGCCGATCCTGCATTGATTGAATTTGTGAAGAACGGAGGGTGATATGAACACCGCATACAAACCAGACTACACCTATTGGCAAAATGCCTTAAACTTCAAATTTGGCCCTGTTCATGACGGGGAGCCGCAACTTGGCTTTTTTGTGAAGCGCAATAAAGGTGGCTCTGAAATTCCCGTGGCCATATGGGAAAAAGATGGCGAGGTTTTTTGCCTTATCGGCGACAAGGCCGGCGGGTTCAAAGAAGCGTCCGATATTTGGACGTGGGTTTGCGAATACCCTATCACCCATGACGAATATAAACGCATGGTTTCTGGTGAGCATAAGCCCGCGCCTATTGGCCATAACAGCCAAGAAACAGGCAATCCGTTTGATGACCTTGCCCTTCAATGGCAGGACGATCAGGAGCAGGCAAAGGCTCTTTTGGCCAAGCCCATTGAAACCCAAGAACAAGCCGATATGGCTGCATCATGGGCAAAGCGCCTTGCTGAAATTTCCAAGAAAGCAACAGACTTGCACAAGGTCGAAAAGCAACCGCATTTGGACGCTGGCCGCGCGGTTGATGACAAGTGGCGCGATCTGAAAGAAGAGCCAAAAGCTCTTTCAACCAAGATCAAGCGGGCTATGGATGGTTATTTGCAGAAGTTGGAGCGCGAGCGTCTTGAGCAAGAGCGCAAGGCCCGTGAAGAGGCAGAAAAGGCCCGCCGTGAGGCAGAAGAGCTTGCCCAAAAAGATGCAGCTGCCGCCGCTGAGTTGATGGCAAAAGCCGAGCAGGCCGAAAAAGCTGCCAAGGCAGAAAACGCCAGTGCAGGCCGGACGGGCGCAAAAGTCTCTATGAGAACATTTGTTTCCGCTGAAATCACAGACTTTGACGCCCTTTTGATGGCGCTGAAAGACCGTGAAGAAATCAAGGAGCTTGTTCAAGTTCTGGCAAACCGCGCCGCCAAGGCAAACGTTCAGCTGCTAGGTATGAAAATCAAGGAAGAAAAGAGGGCCGCATGAGCAACGTTATAAACCACCCAGGCAATGAAACCCCACCCAAAATGCCTGTTATGAAGTCAGGCGGGAAGCTGCAAGCCATTGTGCCAGAGGATTTTGAAGGCGCTTGGCGAATTGCAAACGTAGTCGTAAAAGCGGGCATGGCACCCAAAGATATGGATACACCTGAGAAGTGTATGGTGGCAATTATGCAGGGCATGGAAGTTGGTCTTGCTCCGATGCAGGCAATGCAGCGAATTGCCGTTATCAATGGCAGGCCAACGATTTGGGGCGATGCTGCAAAGGCTCTTGTGCTTGCGTCCGGCTTGTCAGAGGATTTTGAAGAGCGCATTGAGGGCGAGGGCGATAATCGTGTCGCCGTCTGCATTGCCAAGCGCAAGGGGCAGAAAACCCCGATTGTTGGCCGCTTTTCGGTTAAAGACGCCATCAAAGCTGGCCTTTGGGACACTAGATCAAGGGTGACGCGCAGAGGCCGCGACGGTTCTTATGAAAAAGACAACGATAGTCCATGGTTCCGCTTTCCAGAGCGCATGCTTCAAATGCGCGCGCGTGGGTTCTGCTTGCGCGATGGCTTTCCGGACGTTCTTGGTGGCATGTATTTGAGGGAAGAGGTTGAACATGAGCCGCAGCAAGAAATGCGCGACATTACACCCCCGCCACCACCTGACATGCCAAGTGCACAAGGTCTTGCGGCCAATTCTAGCGCCGTTTCGTCACCGCCGCCACCACCTGCCATTGATGATGTTGAGGATGTTCCCGAGTATATCCCAGAAGATATTGAGCACGTCATCAACGACATTTGCGAGCGTCTCGCAGATGCAGACGAAATCAACGAAATCAATGAGATTTGGGATAGCGAAGCGCAGAAGTATTTCGATTTCCTGCCTGAGCAAATGCAGGACGCGCTTGAGGATGCCAGAGATCGCGGCCGCACCAAGGCAGCAAATAAAATGATGCCGATGGTGTGACCATGTCAAAGGAAAAGCCTGCAATATACATGGTGCGAAAAGGCGACGTTCTTTTGCCAGAGATGGGCATTGACGCGGAATTTCTGCGCCAAAAGCCCGAGGGGGTGCGCCTGCGGGTGACTGCAACGCAACCCCGCTCTGTGCCCTTCCACCGGCGCTACTGGGCTATTCTTGCCCGCGTCATTGAGGCTTGCGGACTGGAATACCGGCCAGAGGATTTGCACGAGCTGATAAAGCAAAAGTTGGGCATGGTGCGCCAAATCACCCTGAGAAACGGCGATGTGTGGACTGTGACAGACAGCACGGCATTTGATGAAATGGATCAGGCCGAGTTTCTGCAATTCTTTGAAAAGGCAATGGCCTATCTGGCCGAGGCCACCGGACTGGATCCAACCGAACTGAGAAAAGCAGCATGAACACCAGACAGATATTTTGCACCGGCTGCAACGACAAGGTCAACGCAAGGCTGACGGACGGGAAAGAAATATACCCGCACCGCAGGGATTTGCATTGCCTGCCATTTTGGAAGTGCGACACCTGCAAAAACTATGTTGGCTGTCACCACAAAACCAACAGAAGAACAAAGCCGCTGGGGGTTATCCCCACGCCCGAGATTAAGCGGGCAAGGCAGGAAATCCACAAGCTCATTGATCCAATTTGGAAAAGCGGGCGCATGGATAGGAACGTTCTTTATAAGGCGATCTCAGACCAGATCGGCTGGAATTACCACACGGCGAACATTCGCTCTCTTGATGAAGCAAGGGAAGTCTATCGCATCGCTAAAAAGATAGCAGCTTAGGAGGCTACATGCACACAGAAGAAGAGGCAAAGCAAAAATGGTGCCCTATGGCGCGCACTGCCCTTAGTGATCCGCGTAACAACCCTGCCAGCGGGAACCGTTCTGAATTACCCATAGACAATCGCTGCCTTGGCTCTGAATGTGCGGCGTGGCGGTGGGCATCCTCTGGTAAAGAGTGGGACAGATTTATCAAGCATAACAAGTCACCCGAAGATGTTGAAGTAAATAAACAAAATATGCTGCAAGAAGGCTGGGTCCAATGTCAAGACAGCCCTTATAGTACTCTGTGGGAGCGCCAAGTTCCTCGAATGGGCTATTGCGGCCTAGCAGGCAAGGAATAGGAGGCTGATATGACAGAGCACACGCCAATGACAAATGAAGAGGTTATTGAGGTTTTAAGGTCTGCTCACCCACCAGAAGATATGCCAAAAGCCATAGACGCGGCAATCAAAGCTCTTGAGCTTGAAAATAGCTATGAGGCGTCTCAGGAAAACAAGCGTCAACTTGTGCGCCGGATTGATGTGATTATCAACGGCGAAAAGGCGGCAAAACAGGCCGCACTGTGTGACATTGTGGACGACATTCAAAAGCTGGTTAATGAGCGCGACAAAGCCCTCTCAGTGCAGGGTGAGCTTGTGGAGGCTTTGGAGCCGGGCTTGTTGCTTGTGGTCGCTAATCTATTGGATGTTTTGGGCGATGCCGAATATGCACAACTCTTGCGGAATATTTCTGTGACGCAGAGCGCCGCCCTAGCCAAAGCGGGGGAAGCAGATTTGGTTTACATTGATATGCCTCTAACTGAGGGTATTCATGAGGCTATCAATGAGCTGGTCGATAAAACATGCACTCTAGCTAAAGCGGAGTCTTTTGGCGCTCCCAAACCCAAAGCGGGGGTGGGTGATGAGTAAGTTTGAAAGGCCTTATTGGTGGCCGCAGCTTGCCGCTGATCCAGAATACTTGGCTCAGCTTCGGGACGACATGCCAGAAGATACGCAAGGTATGGACGACGAAGAGCTGGCGGAGTGGATTTCTGATGGCTGGAAATATTCCGACACTTGGGATCACCTTGGCGATGCTAGAGAGGAATACGAACCTCTTGCTGATGCCTTTTTTGATTGCATTGAAGCTCTAAGGAAAGTCTCAAAAGGCGATGACGCTGCCGCTGATATTGCCAGAGCTGCATTAACCAAAGCGGGGGTGGTGCAGTCATGAGTAACATAGAAAGCATTTCACCAAGTATTTCTATCGAGCATGACAGGCTAATTCTCAATATCAAAACGTGGGAAGATGACTTTTCGTTTGATAACATAGTAGAGCTGCCACTTGAAGAACTTGCCAAACATTTAGCGCCGTTTCTGAGAGAACAACTTGTAAAAACGGAGATGCAGTCATGAGTGATCTTAAACCATGCCCGTTTTGTGGGGGTGCAGCAGTTATTGAAGATGGTGAAAATTTCTTGGTGCGTTGCAACACCTGCCATGCAACAACTTGCGATAGATCATCGGAACGTTCTGCCATCTATGAGTGGAACACCCGAACCCCACCCAAGGTTAAGCCTTTGGAGTGGGATGGTCGAGACATCACTCACTTGGGTAGCACCATACGATCTAAGGGCTGGTTAGCCGAATATTTCATTACGAAAGAACGCGAAGATTTGTTTGCACTCTATTGGGGCGAACAAAATGGAGTAGAGCTGGGTGATTTTAAGACCGAGCAACAAGCAGTTGATTTCGCTAATGCAGATTTCAAGAGGCATGTATTGGAGGCCCTCGCATGACCTATCCAGATGACATTATGAAAGCCGCGCGTGAAGCAATAGCAAGGAACGCCCATATCGGATTAGTGGAAAGCGACCAAATGATATTTGCTCTTGCCCGAGTGATCTCAGAAGAGCGCCAGCGCGCCCGTAATGAGGCGTTGGAAGAGGCGGCAACTATCCTGCGCGAGGAATATACTTTTTCGACAGTAGGGTTGCGACATTCTCCAACTGCAAGGTTCACTGACTTGGTGCAAGTGGAAAACTATCGCAACCAATTATTGCATAGGGTGCAGGCCCTCAAAGGGGGTGAGTGATGGGTTTTGATTTTACACCAAAAACTCTTCCGTTTCACTGGTTTCGCGGCCATTGGCTTGGAGGGCAAGATGGCTAGAGTTGCGATACCCAAAACAGCCTTTGGGAACCATAAGCAAAAGCGCGTCCAGAAGCCAAACTATCTGGCTTGGATAAGGCAACAACCATGCTTGATCTGCCACACCACGCAAAACATTCACGCCGCCCATATAAGGGCGAAAAACCTGCGCTATGGCAAGGGGGAAACAGGCATGGGGCAAAAGCCCTCTGACCGGTGGACAGTGCCTTTGTGCGAAGCCCACCACGTTACAGGGCAGGACGCGCAACACAATATCGGGGAAATGAACTGGTGGCGCGGCCACGGCATAGACCCCCACGCAACGGCTCTAGCCCTTTATGGGGCATGGGCAGACGATGATAACAGGGCAGCTGAGCTTATTGTTCTATATGCCACAAATCAGGGAAAGGTTTTGTGATGGAATGGCAACCTATAGAAACAGCGCCAATGTGTTGGGAGCACATATTGTTATACGAGCCAGATTCCGGTCGGAATGATGATGTTGGTGAGGGATATTTTGCGCCATCAGAATACGAAGGCGATGACCTTTGGCGATGGGCAGATGGAGAGGTTGCTCGCCCAACTCGCTGGATGCCACTACCACAACCACCAAAGGACGCGGGGAAATAGCATGAGCCTCGCCCATGAATACCGCCCCAAACGCCTGTTAAACAGGGCAGATGCAGCTTTCTACGTGTCAGAAAGCCCTGCCCATTTTGACAAGGGTGTGAAGGCTGGCAAATGGCCCCAGCCTATCCAGCTTTCAGAGCGGCGGCTGGCATGGGATATTCATGACCTTGACCAAGCAATAGAAAGCCTCAAAAATGCCCCTGCAGATGAAGGACTAGGTAGCCTTGTCTGACTGGGGGAATATGCAAATCAATCTGAAATACATCATGACCGACAAAGATCGGCATGGGAACACGCGCTTTTATGTGCGCCGGAAAGGCTTTCAGAAGGTCAGGCTGCGCTCAGAGGCGGGCACACAGGCGTTTTTAGATGAATACCGCGCCGCACTGGCCAAGATGCAGAAAAGCGCCCCACGGGCCGCCACAACGGCCAAAGGAACGATTGCGTGGCTATGTGAGCAATATATCAGATCGCCAGAGTTCAAGAGCCTCACTCAAAACACCCAAAGAGTGCGAAAGAACATTCTCGAAAGAATATGCGCCAAACACGGGCAGAAGCCTCTCACAAGTTTGAAGGCGTCCGATTTGAGGGCCACCCGTGATGCTATGGCAGATCGCCCGGGCGCTTTTCGCAATGTGCTTGAAACCGTATCGCGCCTATATGACTTTGCCCTAGATCGGGAATATGCCCAGATAAACCCAGCCAAAGGCGTCAAAAAGCTGGCCTATAAAAAGAAGCCGTTTCACACATGGACAGAACAAGAGGTCTTGCAGTTTATCGAAAAGCACCCAAAGGGAACACAAGCCTACCTTGTGATGATGCTGGCCTTATACACCGGCGCGCGGCGCTCTGATCTGGTCAAGCTCGGGAAGCAGATGATACGCGGCGGGGATTTGTGCTTTACCCCTGGAAAGACAAATTCAGGCGGGGACGGTGTGACTGTGCAAATTCCCCTTCTCGCCCCGCTGCAGGACGCATTGGAAAGCTGCAAAACAGGGGATTTGTGCTTTATCGTCTCAGGGAAGGGAACGCCCTACACGGCCGAAAGCCTTGGTAACAGATTCAGAGCGTGGGCAAAGGAAGCGGGCCTTCCCCATTGCAGCCTTCACGGCTTGAGAAAAGCAGGGGCCACCTTTGCGGCCGAAGCAGGCGCAACGCCTTCTCAGCTCATGGCAATGTTTGGCTGGAAAACCATGCAGCAAGCTCAACACTATACCGCCAAAGCGGAGCGGAGCAGCATGGCAAGAGAGGCGGGAAAGCGCCTTGTCGAGAGAACAAAGCGCAAATAAAAATGCCCCACCTGCGAAAAGTGGGGCAATTTTGGATTATAAGCCCTTGAAAATAAAAGACCTTTTTCTGAAATGGTGCGGCCGAGAAAATTGATGGAAATGAGTAATATCAAACACTTACCGGAAAAAGTGCCCCACTTCATCGCCAATAAAATCAATGGCTTAGAATGTGGAGTGCCCCACTTTATGACGGGTCGCCAGCCATGAAATGGGGTTCAATCTCTTCCCAGTTATCGCCAGCGGCAATCACGCAGGTCATTCCCTTTGAAGAGGTGGCAACAATCGTCCATGAGCCTTTGGCGGAAACGTAAATCTCCATCACTCCGGATCTTGATATAAGGCCCATCGCGCGAGGCCCTTCCTTGTATTTGTCGGACAGGAAGTCCACCAACCTCGTTCGATCTGTGCAGACATCGTTCGCAAGGGCCGGTTGGCAACCGATAAGGGCGAAAAGCAAAGCTGCATAGATCAATTTCATGGGCTATCCTATCATTGTCTGGAATATTTCCTAATAACTCGGGGGGTTACATACACAACAAGAAGGGAGAGGGCCGCTATCAAGCCGTAGGTCATTTGCTCTATGTTGAGCCGAAGCGTTGAATAGCCGCCGGAAAAGGCGATTTCTGTGAGAGAGAGGTAGGGCAGCGCAATGCCAATGGTGACAAAGGCCCAGTCATAAAAGGTGTCGTTGCCCTTATATCCCTGAACGCCAAGCTCAAAGCCAAGATAGACCAATGAAAGGGCTATCCCCATATAAAGGCGCACCGGCATTTCGCCAAAGGCCATAAACCACAGACAGGCGCACAGACACGCCGCCACCAGACCAAGGCCCATATGCCCAATCTGGTTTGTGAGAGCCACATATGGTTCATTGCGGAAATTATCCGGCGTGGTGAGCTCCACCCAGAACGCGCGCAAAACGTCTGCAAAGGTCATTTTTTGCCCCGCCAAAGAGAGATGATCTTGTCTGGCGTCGTCTGCACCACCCACCGCATGAAACCTTCACCGGCGAGCGCCATTATTGCCGCCATTGGGTTGCGATATATTTCAGGCTCAAGGGCGAGAAAATGAAGGGCTGGATCTGTGAAAACCCACGCCGAAAACACTGCAAACAAGACTGTGGTAATCGCCTTCCACCATGTCAAAGTTGCGCTGGTCAGCACTTTGATAATTGCGGCAAGGGCCACAACAAGCCAATATTGCACCTCTGGCCCGCCTAACTGGTCTTTCATTCTCTTGTTCCTCACTTTGACGCCCTCACAGGTCATTATTTGCGGCCACGGATTGCGGAGGCGATTGCTTGCGCCCCGCCAACCGCCGCGCCAGATCCAAAAAGAGAGCCGAAAATCAAATCGGCCCACGGCTTCACAGACAAAGGCAGATCAGGCACAGACAGGCTAACAAAGGGCAGCATGGTGTCTGCCATCACAAGCGCCCACCAAAGCCCGAGCGGAACCGCAAATAAGGCCCACACGCGCCAAAACATTTTGGATTGCATGGCGGCAAGCTTTTCTTGTGTGTGCGCTTCCAAAGCCGCCTCTATGGCCTTTGCGCGCAATTCCTGCCTCTTGGTCTCATTGTCGATTGATTTATCAACCGTGGTGAGGATGCGGCCAACAACATCGCCCGTGAGCCATTGGAGAAGTGTTTTCCAGATCATACGGAAACCACCTTTCCGGCCAGCTTGTTCCAACGGCGCTGAATAACGTCACGATACCGATAGGCAAAATAAATCACGCCTGCGGCAATCAGTCCGGCCACAATAAGCCCCCAAGGCAAGCCATAAAAGAATGAGGCAAGCCCGCCCAAAACAGACAAAGCGCCAGTCTTCTCCGCGCCATCTCTCAGGGCAATAACATCGCGCCGGAGCTGCGCCATTGTGGCGGGGCCGATAATCCCATCATTGACAAGGTGCGGGTGGTTTTTCTGATAGGCGATAACAGCTTCTTTTGTCTTTCGCCCCATCCAGCCATCAATCTTGCCCGGGTCAATACCAAGGCGCGTTAAATGTTCTTGCGCCTCTTCCACCACAGGGTCGGGGGTGAATGGCTTTTGTGCGCTTTCCTTGCGCTGCGTGCCCTCGCCCTCAAATTCATAGAAGCCATGCTCAAAAAGCTTGGCCTCTTCTTTCCGGCGACGCACAAGCCCGCGCAATTTGCGCCCGCCTGCGGTGTTGTAGTTGTTCGCCCAAATAGACGCGGCCATAACAATATCGCCAGCCTTCCATGCTTTCATCCAGCGCCAGCCCATAAACTTCAAACCAAGGTTATAAGAAGCAGAAACGCAGGCGTCGAATTGGTGCTGCTGAACCTTGCGCTTGGGGAGCTTTGCCGCAACGCTTGGCCCAAACTCTTCGTTCAAAGCCGCTTCAAAAATCCGGTCTGATTGTTCTGGCGTGATCTTTGTTTTTCCAGGCACGAGCTTTGTAATGCCAATTTTTGCAAGCTCCCTGCGAACGGCGGCTGAACGCATGGTGAAGCCAATTCCGATTGTCGGCACTCCCACTGGATCAAGATAAGCAGTCAAGGGATTGCCCTCATGGGCAGCAATGAACTTGCGGCCAGCAAAAGAAACTTCCATCATCTTTCCTTTCGGCGTAAAAAAAGCCCCGTTAGGGGCGTGTGACTTGCAAAAGCGGTAAAAAGGTCGAAACAGGGCAAGCCCTGCAATCATCACAAAGGCAAGGACGGTAAATTCCCATCCCCCCTTGCCTGCTACGCATAAAAAAAGCCCCGTATCGGAGCCGCCTAAATCGTGGGCAATGCAACAGTCTGTAATTGATATGCCAAACCAAACGTCCGGCCACCATGTGCATTGGTAATCAGGTGTATAGCTCATCAAAATCAGCGTCCAAGATTTCGTCCATGCGCTCTTGGGTTAACAATCCAGCCTGCACCAATGCGCCCAAGCCATATGGCGTTTGTGGGTTGTCGAGCGAAAATGACGGGCCACCCATAGCCTTGTCATACCACAATTTGATCTGGGGCACCTGCATGGCGGCTGTGGCGATAGCAACCTGCTCTTGCTCTGTAAAAAGCTCCATAAATTCCCGAAACTCGCCCGCCCGCCGCTTTGGCTTCGGGTGTGGCGTCACAGTAACGGTGTCTGCATCATCCCAATCAGCAACAGTTATAATGCCACCAGCCATCGCAGGGTGATCGTCAGGCACGAGCAACCAGTTTGACCAAGGCAGATTTGGCATCATGTTACCCGCGATCATGCGCTGGATTTGCTCTTCCGCTGTTTCCAGCCGATAGGTTGCCGGCGTTCCCGCAACGCCCTCTTGAATGACATTACCTTCATCATCAAGAACAGGCTCAACAGGTGCGACTGCTGGCGTATCAGCAACCTCTTTTAGGGGCGGAAGCGCGATGGTGGATAATCCGTTTGAATGTTCATAAATTACTGCCATTTTATCCTCTTAAATATCCTGTGCCCAGAAAACAACACGCCAATTAGCATCGGTCAGCGTTACAAAGCTGCCCGCAGGTGACATAACGCCGAATGAGGATAGTTTTGAAATTTCTACTGTTGTTGAGGTCGCATAAACGGTAGAATGTCGCCCACCATCCCCATCATCTTTAGCTAGAGATATTTTGTCACCGACAGCAAAACCATGCTCTGTTGTAACGCACACAATATGAGCGCCAAAAAGGTCAGGAACCGCACCAAGACCATGCGCCCAAGAAGCAGAAGAACCGCTAGCAGGAACAGAAATTTGCCCACTAAACACTGGTTTTGCGAAGTTGCCTGCGTGCCATGTGGTGTGGCCCATTGTTTGAACGTCAGTTATATTGCCACTACCATCGGTCAAAGCATTAAAGGGGTAAGAGCCCCCGACGCCGGGGTATCTTAAGCTGAAGGTATTACCGTCCGCAACAAAAACCCAAGCACCGTTAGTGTCGGTCGTTTCTTTGAACTGAAGAATAGGCGCTTCACTTTCAATGGTCACAGTCCCGACAAAAGTCTCTGCCTCATCTGTTCTTGCATAATTAGAGGCAGCAATGCCGCCTAATGTCGCCGCGTCACCCTCTCCGTCGTCCAACACCGCAGCAGTGCCAAGACCAAGGTTTGATCGTGCAGTTGCTGCGCTTGCCAAGTCAGAAAGGTTGTTGGCGGAAGAAATAAAATCTTCGCTGTCTTCTGTCGCGATGCTGCCTAGCCCGAGCGTGGCTCTTGCCGTTGCCGCGTCTGCATCGTCCAGAATGGTTGCAGCAAAGGCACTAACCCCAAGAGTGGTTAAAGCGGCGCTGGCGTCCGCGTCATCAAGCAAATTTCGCCCAAAGGCACTGAGCGCCGTTGTGGCGTAAGCATCGCTCCCTGTGGTGTAAATCATTTGATTGGCGCTTGTAGTCAAGCCAGAAATAGACGTAAGACCAGCGTCAAGAGGCTGTTTTGTGGCTAACTCTGTGTCCACCTGCCCTTTTGTCGCCGCGTCCGTGTCGGCTGTGCCATCTGCTAGACCGGTAATCTTGTTATCACCCATGGCAAGGTTACCAGTCATGGGTTTCAGGCCGGACTGCAATACAGTGTCATTTAGAGCGTTTGTCACATCCTCAACGAGAGCATTGTATTTGGCGCTCTCAATCGTTTCGTTTGCAACAGCCTCATACCCAACAGGCGGGCTATAGTTTCCAGAGCCGTTTCTTGGCATTGGCTTTTCTCCATAAAAAAAGCCCCGCGCTAGGCAGGGCTTGCATTTAGAAAGGTCTTGTGAGTTAATTCCTGCCAGCTTTTCTGGGAGGAACCATGAGAAAATTTATTCTTTTTTTTGCTGCTTTAATGCTTGCTGGTTGTGTCACAAGCACAAATGAATTGCAGTTGAGGCAGGATGTTTTTCTTATTCAGGGTGAAGGGCGCGGGCTCATAGGCAAAGCCTCTTTGAATGAGGCTTTGATGAAAAAGGCAGCAGAAATAACCATTCGCCAAGGTTACACCCACTTCACCCTAGCGCAGCCAAGGACGAACTCTTCCTCTCAAATGGTTGGTTACACCCCTGTCATGGCCAACACTCAGTTTATTGGAAGCACCGCATATACGTCTTTTTCAGGCGGGCAACCCATCATAGCAAGAACCACGAATACAGACGTTCTGGTCATTCTTTCCAATGGCGGGGCAGGTTCTATTGACGCTGCCGCCACACTCAAAAGGATTGGCCAGTGACCGTTTCTTTCTTTGAACTTGTAGGCGCAATCCTGTGGGCAAACATGCTCACCGTTGGCTTTATTTATTGTGCCCGTAAACTTGATATAGCCGACAGGGAAGGCAAGCCGCTTGAGTGGCTGCACATTGTTCCCTTTGTGATAGTGATGGGCGTTCTTTCTTATTCTGCCTATTTGGCAAAAGACTGGTTTATGTAGCTTCCAGAGGCCGGAGCTTGCCGCCGCATCAACGCTTCAATGATGGCTTGCCTGGCTGGTGACATCCTTGCAGTAGGGTTCATAACCTGTTCCAAAGCGTCAAAAGTTTGCGGCGTGGCCTTCTGCAATAGAAGTTGCGCAATCTTTTCTTTTGCCTTGTCCTGCACCGCTCTTTTTGCCTCGGGTGAGCGGCCCATAATACGGGCCGCTAATTCTTTGGCAGAGCCCACGGGCTGGCCAGACCGGAAGCGATTGAGAGCTCCCTCGTCTGTCATTTGCGCCATTTGCTCATTCATATTTTGTCGGGCAAAGGTTCGGCTGTTCATGGCAAGGCCAGCTCGCATTTCAAGAGCTGCGCTTGCTTGGTCAAGCTCTTTGAAAAGGCTCTTTGCGGCATCATCCCCGAGAACCAGCGCCATTTTTTGACGGGCCGCATCTGAGGAAAGATCTTTCACCGCCTGCATGGCCTGTCTGGCGTCCATGTTGCTGTCACTCATTGCGCGGCGCACATTTGCCAGAGCCTCGTCGATTTGATAGCGCGCGCCCTGTGCCACTCGGGCTTTTTCGGCTGCTGTCATCCCATCCACGCTTTCTTGAACAATTTCGCGCGTGGTTGCTCGGTTGAGCAATTTGCGGCCAAGGTCAAGGGCGCGATCTTCTGCAATCTTATCACCACCCAAGCGCAGCGCCTCGGAATATTCTGGCACGGCCTCTTGAACGCTGTCTCGCAGCTGTTGCGCCAGCATAGAGGCCCGCCGCGCTTGCGCTGTTGGCCTGCCAAACTGGTCAACATTCTCAGAGGCAATAGAGTTCAAAGCCCTCTTGATTGCGTCCAGTTGGCGCACATTGGGCATTTCAATAAACTGCACTGTGCCATCATCAGCAATATTGGCAAGGATCTGCATATTGCGCACACCCTCTGCCACCATGTCGTCATTTGCTTCTTGAATGGCTTTTTGCAAAGTGCTTTTCGGGATGCGCCCAAAAACGCCTTCAATTTTGCGCCCTGCCTCACTGGCGTAATCAATGGGTGCATTAAAAGCTGCATCATAGGCGGCTTGGCGCGCTGGCGCGCTTTCTTGTGCAATCCCTCGTGCAGTTTGGCGAACACCCTGTGCGGGGCCAAGATAAGTGTCCATCGCGCTGCCAATGCGCTGGTTCGCGCCTGTAAGGCGTTGGTCTAAAGCTCTTTGGGTTAAGGTCGCCGCCCGTGGGCTTGATTGCGCCGCCGTATCAAGCATGGACATAGCCGCAGGGGAAGAGTCCGCAAGCATAGCATCATCACCCAGAGACATGGCCCGCGCTCGTGCCGTCGCCAGATCGTCGCCAGAGGCAATAGTTTCCGCAACCATTCTTGCAGTGCTTCTATCTACCCCAAGTTGCTTTGCGGGATTGGGGCGAAATGCGCGGTTTATGCCTTGGCCAATAACCGGAGCTGCCGCACCAATAGGAGCTGAGATTGCAGCGGAAACAGCGGCGTTTTGTGCCCTGTCCTGCAAACCGCCCTCACCTGTATTGAACCCATAAACTGCGCCGCCAATGCCCGCCTCAAGGGCAGACTGGCCAACACGCTTCATAAGAGGTGCCCCAGCCTGAACCAGTTTTGGCGTTGCTCCAATGGCCGTAGGAATAGCCCCTGCGATTTCAGCGCCAAAGGCTGTGACAGGGTATTGTTCCCGAGCATTACTCAAGTCGCGGCGCTGGCTGGTCAATTCCTGATTATAGGCGTTTGCTTTTTGCTGCTCACGAGCCTGTTTGGCCTCGTATTGCTGCATAAACTGTTGCCGCGCCTGTTCATCGCTTGTGATGGGCTGGGCAGATTGTGAGGCGCGCAAGCGTTCGCCAAGCTGCTGATCACGAACCTGTGAAGCGGCTGCATTTGCCGCCATTTCATCAGACAGGCCAAAGCTCAAACCTTGCTGAAACCCTTCACCCGCCGCTTGTGTGCGGGTCATGGGGGCGTTCTGCTGTTGCAGCCTCAAACGGGCATTCGCCATAGCAAGCGCGCGCTTTTGGTCTAGGGTTAGTTCTGCCATAGTGCGCGCTCCTCTGGTGTCATGACTTCCCAGACCGCAGGGTCAATGCCTTGTGGTGCCCCGCCTTGCTGTTGCGGTTGCATTTGCTGTTGCGCTGGCTGCATCATCTGCGCCGCCGCCTCTGGGCCGTGGATGATTTTGAGGTATTCCATCTTCACGTTGTTCAAGTTCTGAACAAGTTGCTCGCGGCTTTGTGATTGCTCAAGATTGCCTATAGCTGATTGCAAAAGCGTCAATTCACGTTCAGACACGGCCCCAAGCGCGCCGCCTGTCGGGCTGGCTTCCCGCATCTTCTGCAAAGTGTCAAAGGCCGCGTTGGCTTTCACCGTATCCAGAAGCGCGCTCACATCTCTTGCGGAAGTGCCTGGCAAATTACCCAAAAGCGCACCGCCCGCCCCTGTAGTTGTCATTGGGGATTGTTCAATCATGCCCAATGCGCGATCAATGCTATCTGTCACCACGTTGACAGTGCGTTCAGAGGCTTGTTTTTGCAGATCAGCCTGCTTAAGCGCCTGTTCGGCTTCAAGTGCCGCCGGAGAACCTGGAATTGGCTCCATTTGAACCGGATTGCCGTTTTGATCGTATACCATGCGATAGCCAGGCGGCGGCGCGGCAACGTTTCTTTGCGCCCCTGCTTGACGCATGGCTGTTTGATAATCCTGAAACGTGCCCTGAAAGCCTTGTTGACGGGCAAATTCATATTCCCGAATGTCGTCCGTTGGCTTGATCTGCGGGTTTTGCATTTGTTCAATTTCAAGCTGCCGTTTTTGCAGCTCAAGTTGGCTCATTTGCTGCTGCAATGGATCTTGCATGTATTGCCGCTCGAACATCATCTTGGCCATGGCCCGCTGTGCGTCCGTCAAGAATGGGTTGCCCATCGCCGCAATAAGCTGTTGCTGGCTTGGCTGGCCGCGCTGCATGGCCTGTGGCTGTGCGGGGGCTTGGCTGGGGGTCGTTTGAGGCTGCTGAGGTGTCATTGCGCCTTGTGGGGCAGAAAACGCCTGTGCGGGCTGCTGTGGGGCCATTTGCGGGGCCATCTGAGGCGATTGCCTGCCCTGAATGCGGCTCATGAGGGCTTGCGCCAGCCCACCATTGTTGCGCTGCCCGTTCCAAGTGCCTTGCATGTATTCGCCGGTCACAGGGTCGATCATTTCGCCGCGTTCCCAAGGTTGGCCTTGTGGGGCTGGCCGTGGGGCTGCACGTTGTGCCACGCGCTGTTGCAGGGCTTGGGAAACAGGGTTTGCCTGTGGTGCGGCTTGAGGCGCTCTTGCCCGCTCCATGCCTTGCGTCATTGCCGCCATTGCCTGTTGGGTGTCTGGCCCCTGCGATTGCTCAAACATGGCAGGCGGAACCATTTGGGCGTTGCGCCGGATATTCTCTTGCGTGGCCATTTGCTCTTGAGATGGGACAAAGCTCTGAGGATTACTCACCATGTCATCCATGCTTCTTGGGGCTGGTGCCATGCCGGTGATGTCTGCGCTCGCCATTTGCTGCCCCCCCAAGCGGGATAGAGCGTTATCGGCCTTGGAAACCCAAAGGTTTGCGAACTCTCCGGCGGTCATGTTGGCGTTGCCGCCATTCAAGCGAACCGCATCACGTCCGACAATGTCAACAGCCCTTGCGTTTGGGTTTGACAATAGCTTCAAAGCCCCGCCCGCTCCTTGCTGGTGCATGAGGTAAAGCTCACCTGGCGTTGGCGCGCGGCCCAAGCGTTTTTCAAAGGCGGCGCTGTTATCTCTTGCCAGTCGTGCAGCCGCATCTGAGGCTTGCGCGGGGTCAAAGCGGTTTTCAAGCCCGTAATCCTTGGCCGTGCTGTCAATAAACTGAAACAAGCCGCCTGCGCTTGAACGCGGGTTCTTTGCTGCGGGGTCAAAACTGCTTTCAAGTTTAGCAATGGCTCTCATGGCGTTCGGGTCAACGCCTTGTCGAGCTGCAGCTTCAACGATAATGCTGTCAATGTCTGAGGGGACGGAAACAGTTCCTTGAGGCTGGCTTGACTGCGGTGCATCTGGCGAAGAAGGTGCATTCCCGCCAAAAAGCTGGCCAAAAGAAGCGTTTGCAGCCTCACGGCCCGCGCTTTCGATCTTGTTCGCCCGCCCTTCGGCCATGCGCCCACCAAGGGCCGCACCAAGGGCTGAAAGCCCCTCACCTACGTTGCTAGGGGTTCGGCTGGCCTGTGCATAAAGCGCCTCTGCGATTTTGCGCTTGCGCTGCATCTGCTCATAGGATTGAGGCGTGTTGCCATCAAATGCAAAAGAAAGTGCCATGTTTAAGCCCCCATTCCAAAGAGTGAGCCATAATCAACCATGCGCTTGCCATCTTGGCGCTTCACAACGGCTTCCGGCTTATACCGTTCCACCTCTTGCGCCATCACACCAACACGCTTGGGCGCGCCTTTCGGGTCGTCCTTGTAATTATATTCGTAAACCTTGCCCACGGGTTTGATATTCTTTTTCAAATCGCGGTCAGAGGCGATAATGTTCGCCCCCATGCCCAAAAGGCCACCAAACAGGCTTTGCCGCGCGGCCATTTGCTGTTGCCATTGCTGGTTTCTCAACTGGTCATAGTTGTTGATAATGCCCGCATTGTCCGTGGTTGGGATTGTGGCGATATTCGCGCCCATGAACTGGGGCATAGACACCTGAGAGCCAGACATAAGCGCCGTAATCTGGTTGATCGGCTGGTTTTGCTGTGTCAGCTGCTCCTGTAGGGATTGGTTTCTCAAGGCGTTTTGAGCGTTGAACTCTGTCTGGGCAAGCTGGTTGTTGGCCATTTGCTCGCGATAGAGGTTGTCGTTCATTTGCTGCTGAACGCTGTTGCCGAAATCAGCTTGCATTGCGTTCTGGCCAAAGGCTTGTTGCTGCGCTGCGTTCTCAAACCCTGCCCGCTGCGCTTCAAGGCCCGCAAGGCGGCTTTGCTCCTGCCCCGCCCCAAGGATAGCACTCAGCCGCGCATCATTGCGGTTCTGGCCAAAATCACCCATGGCACGAGTATAGGCTTCGGTGCCAATGTTGATGCCTTGGTTCGCAAGCCTAGTTTCAAGGGCTGATTGATCCCGCCCGAGGCGGTTTTCAAGCCGTGCGAATAAAGCATCTTCCACACGCTGCCGGTCTTGGCTGAAATCCGTTCCATAAGTGCGGGTGATGTCGCCAGCGTCCGCAATCTGAGACTGCATTTTGCCGGTCGTGCCCTGCACCTGATTAAGGTTGAGCTGCCCCGCCTCTGGAAGTGTGTTCAAATTAAACGGATTGCTGAGAATCTCGCCAATGCGGCCAGACTGGTCATTCGCCAGAGTGGCAAGGTTCAGTTGCGCCGCTTGGTTCTGGTCATAGATTGCCTGCTGGCCTTCGGAAAGTTCTGTCGTGCGCGTGAAGGTTGGCACATCATAGGTTTCATTGGTGTAAGGGTCTGTCCAAGAATAGCTGCCCGTCTGGTTAACAGTAGTCGAGCCTTCGGGCGTGTATTCGCTGATATTTCCCATCACGCTGTTTGCAATGGCAGTTGAAACGTTTGTTCCAGTTTGCGCCGCGCTGGTTTCCCGTGGCGGGGTTGGCGCGGGGGCTTTTGGCTTTCCCATCAGGCAGCATCCTTATGTTGCTTGTGAAATCCGTTATTGCGCCAAACATCGTCATGTAGGATGTAAACGCATTCGTCTTTGTCTCTGCCTCTCAGTCGCGGCAGAATGTGCTTTGAAAATCCGTAGCTTGGTAATATCCGGCCAAGTCTTGTGTTGTCTGGATCAACGCGCATGACAACGGACTGGCATTTGAGCTGGTTAAAGGGATAATCGAACATTTCCCAAAGCACTTCACGGGTCAGCCAGCGGGCAGTTGACGCCGCGCCGGTGATTTCGATCACGCCTTCTTCTGAGAAGTGATTGTGGTAAAGCATCCCTGCGACAAGCTGCTCTTTCTTCTCGTCGATTACCGCAAGAGCCACATAGTCGCCCATATTGCGCGGATAGCCCCATATCTCCCGTGTCGTCCAAATTCCTACGGCTCTATGGTCTGAGCTGCCCTTCTCGGGCCAGTAAGGCGTCAAACCTGCACCCCGCCAATTTCATAGGTCAAATCCACCGCCACCACGTCACAACGCGGGAGAGGTGTAACCCCAGATGTCATTTGCAATACGGGGGCAATGGAAAAGCCGCTGTTGCCAACGCTTGCCCACTTAAAATAGGTGGTCTTTGCAAGTCCGGCATCCCAGACCGCAACATCCCACAAAGCCACATCCCATTCCGAAGAGGGATAGTCAGCAATCGAGTTGGGCGCGCTCGGGGATGGGATTTGATAATCCTTGCCGATTGAAACCTTCGGGTTCATCTTCACAGAAGAACGGTAAATCACGCGAGACGAATGAACTGTCTTGAAGTTGCCAGGCGCGCCCAAATGGTCAAAAGCCCCAACCCAAAGCGCCGTGTAAGGGTTGCCATCGTCTGAGCCGCCGATTTCCATCCGATAGACCTTGCCATCGTTGGTTCCGAAATATCCAATGTTGTCAAAAAGGGCTAGGCAACGGGTATTCCAGCCGGTGCGGCGACACCAAGCGCCGGTTTCAGTGTTCACCACCAAACAAACGGCCTCGTCGCCACTATCAACCACAGGAAGGGAAACAATCGCCCTCGCCGCCTGCGGCCACTCCATGATCTGCCACGGCACACCCTGCCTTGAGTTAACTTCATCTTTCCAAAGAGGCTGGATAGCCCTTGTGATGGCCGCAAGGTTGAGTTGTTCGGGTGTTTTCTGAACCGCTTGGGAAAGAGGAACAATGCCCGCCTGCGCTGCGATAAGAAAATCACCGCCCGCTCTCATGGTGGCGTCTTGCCCCAAAGGCGGGGTCACATCGTAAACGCCCACCTTGCCCCACGTTGTGGCGCTGGAAGGGTCTGTTCCCTGATAAATGGCCACTTCGCCCCGATCGGAGACAAATACACACTTGTCGTCTAGGCCATCGCCGGAATCGAGAGACCAAGAGCCGCCAAACAGCAAATTCCCGCCCTTCTGAAACACCGCAGAAAGGTTAAACTCTGTTGCCGCCCCTCCAATGGAATTGACCGGCAAATACCATGCCTTCATGGTGTCTTTTTCGACAAACCAAATGCGGTTGGCAAACTTCCAAACAAAAGATAGATCGGCCGTTGCAACGCCCGTAATCGCTGGCGATGAAGCCGCGTTTAAGGCTTGAAAAGAGCTTCCATCATAGAGTTGCGCGTCATCATCCCCATTGACGATGACCTGATAATTCCCGCCGCCGGTGGAAATCTGAACCTGCGAATAATAACCACTTGTCTGGCCTGTCACCACGGCGGTTGGGATAGCATCTTCATCCGCAACAGTGGTGATTTCAAAAATATTCTCTTCATCTGCGGCAAAGAACTTCTCAACGCTGCCGCTGGCATAAGTCCACATGGAAACGACCGCACCGGTGGAAATGGTCGCGTATTTCTGCGAGCCGCCCATAACCTCAATGCCTGATCTGGTCGGAAAATAATTATCCAACACCAAAGCAGACGCTCCACCTTGGGCTGCAAGGTTCTCATCGAGCACAAGCCCACGCACCGGCGCGGGAAATGTCTTGTGCTGCATTGTTGCTGGCTTTTGCGCGGTTTGCCGCGGGGCCAGTCGGGCGGGTCTAATCATTTGCCGTGGCCCTGCTTGTCAAAGGCTGTGAAATCAGACAAAGCCGCCTCAAATTCTGCCAGCTGGTCTGAGTAATCCAAGCCTTTTTGTCTCTTGTATCTCCACACAGCGCCCTTAACGATCAAGTCCTCTGGGATTAAGGCTGTGTCTGTATCATTTGCCCAAACGCTTCCACCTGCCGAGCACCAGTTTTCAGTCAGATAGGAAACCAGAACGCTTGCACCACTTGCGGGGTATGGGAAGAAGCTGATTGTATCCGCTTTCAGGCGGTAGAAGCGCGGCGTTCCTTCCGCTGCGGTGAGTGAAAACCATTCATCATCACTTAACCCGCCCCGAACTGGCGCACCGGCCACAGAAACAGCATTGCCCCGAGTGAGGCGAGAAAAACCGCTTGGCAGGGCGAAATCATCGTTTGAACCTGTGCCGGTAATTGTTGTTGTGGCCTGCAATCCCCGCCAATCAAAGCGCCGCGCAATCTCGTTGGCGGCGTCTTCCATGGCGTTGCGAACTTCCACATAAGCAACCTCTGTGTTTGAAACCAATGTGCTCGGGGATGGAAGGCGAACTTCAATGCAAACTTTTCGGGCAATAGATAAAGCTGTCATGGCGTTGCCCCTGCTACACGGATGACCGCATCACCCCAAAGCGCCCCTGCATTTTCTGCTTGAATTTGGCTCATGGTGTCAGCCAGAAGAGCGCCATAGCTTTGGGCTAGAGGGACGTTTTTGCGATATTTTGCGGCTTCAACGGCTGTTGCGTATAAATAGGCGTCTGGGTAGTTTTCCAACAGCCAATTTGAATTGGTCAAAGAGCTTGTGAGGGTGGGAACTTTTGCGTAATACAAAATAACCCGATCGCCGCTAAAGCCGTTTATGTAAAGCTTTGACTTATCGGTCGCATACCGGTTAAAACTGGAATAGCTCTGCTCAACCTCTGCCAAGCTGGATTGCTTCATTTTGTTGCCTGAGCTGTCAAACACATGAAGCATTTGAAGATAATCAGCCGGAAGGCTGGCCTCCCCAGATGACAAGGTGAGGGTTGCTCTGGTTAACTGGTGGCGCGTTCTCAGGCTGCGGTTGAACATGGCCTCCGCAAGTTGAACAAGGCGGGGCATAACATCTGTTAAACCGTCATCCTCAACGGCCTCGGCCACTGCAATTCTGAGGTCTAGGTAATCAGCAAAAGCACTCATACTGTTCCCTCTTTCGTGCGCCAAGCGCGGTTGTCGCTGTCATTCAGCCACTTGGACATGAACTTGCCGTCCTGCTGCGACTGGGCTTCGATCAGGCCAGATTGATGGGCAATATTCAGGGGGACAGAGGCCACAAGGTGATAGTCACCCTTGAAGCCGCTTTGAGCCATGTTTCGCGTGGCGTTATTCACTTCAACCAGCTTGTCCACTGGGTAATCTGTGCGGAAATGAGTTTGGTTCCCATCGTGCATCACCCACACAGAGCGTCCCGTCTGAAAGTCATAATCAAACAGCCGCCAATCACCATCGCGAATGACCATTGATTATTCCCCTGGCAGTGGGTCTGCGCGTTCGGCCTTGCCGATCTTAATCAGCTCTTTTGCCTGGTCGACTGGCAATTCAAGAACAGTTCCGGCCTTGATGCGGTCTTCACTTGTCCAAAAATCATAGAGCAATTTCACAGGCACACCTTTTGCCTTGGTTTTTTGTTCTGTCATAAGAACCTCCATTTGATATGAAAAAGGCGGCCCCTGTAGAGCCGCCTCACTGTCAAAAATGTGCTTCGACTTACGCGCCAAGCGCCGCAAACGCGATCTTCAAGGTGCCGTTAAGCGCCTCTGCGGAAGCGTGTTTGTTGATAACCTGAATAACCACAGAGCCGTCCGCAGGCGTAATGCTGCCAATCATGGGAGTGCCTTGGTCATTGGTGCCGTTTTGCACGGACGCCAGAACAATGTCGCCTGCCTTGATTGCGCTGTTTGTAATGGTCAGCGTGTAGATGGCATTTTGTGCTGTGGTCAGGGCTTCTGAGGTGATGACGCCAAAACGATTGTTGAGCGTTGCAGCCCCGCTTGTGGCCGTGGCAGTGCCAGAGCCGAGAGAAAAAATAGTGCTCATGAGTTCTTCTCCTCTATAGAGCGTGAAAGAAAAAAGGCGGGGTTGCCCCCGCCCTCATGGCTTAGGTTGAAGCGGTCAAACCGTAGAGGTCTGCAATGATGCCAAGGCCCGCCTCGTTTTTAACGCGAAGAGCGCCCTCACCGATGATAACGCCTTTGTCAGCGTCACCGGTTTTAGCCACATTCTTGTCCTCTTGCATCTTGCGGAGCCAATCAAAGCTCACAAGATCAGGGTCGATCAGGAACGCATTGCGCGCAGTCGCCGAAGTGGTCATAACGCGGTTCGGGTGGATCATCACCTTGCCGAATGGGCCTTCGTAGATGTCAGCTGTCGCAACAATGGTATTCTGCTTGCCTTCTTTGGAGACAGCGTAGCGGAAAGAAGCCACGTTGCTGTCAGACATGAAGGTCACAAACACAGACTTCACGTAAGGAGACACAAACAGATGCGAGGCGTTGCCACCAGAGGTGTAAACAGCTTGCATTGTGGTGTCTAGCAAGGTCTTTGTGAAGGCGCGCTGTGTGCCGTTTGTCGCGGCAACAGTTTTGCCAGTGCTGGTGTTATAGCCGCCGTTTGAGCCGCCAGAGCCGCGAGAAACGTTAGTCTCAATCCAGCTTGGCAAACCACCAGAGCGGCGAGTTTGACCGTCAACACTTGCGGTGTTGCTGACAATGGAAAATTCAACGTCTTTGCGCAGGGCAATCGCTTTTTTCAGCTTTTGCTCTTTGCGCTTCAAGACCTTGCCTGCATCATCAGAGGCTTCTTGAGTGGCTGACAAAACCCAAGATTTGCGGAAAATCTGGGTATGGTTGCCCACTTTTTCAGGCGCATCAGTTTCGCTGAAGGTGTAATCATCACCCTCGCCTTGTGCGTTGTCTCCTGGCGTGTCCAGCTCGTCGATAGACCACTCTGGGTGAGTGCCTGTCAACTTGCCTTTCGGCACCATGGAGTAGATTGGGGTATCTTCCGGCGTGATGCGAGATACAACGTCGGAAAGCTGTTCTTTGTTCGTGTTACTTGATGTAGACACAAAGGTGTTGGTTACGGCTGCCATGGGATAAACCCTCCTTTATTGGCAAATCACTCGAAGTCCACCTGCATTGCGTCTCGCAGGGAACCGGTTTGAGAGAGCCGATCCATTGCTTTTTTGTTCCCTTGTGCTGCCAGAGGCTTGCCCCGTTTGTTTGGGGGAACCTTTGGAGCCTCAGCCACCTTTTGCTGCACCTTTTTCTTGGCCTCTTCGGCTTGAAGACCGATCTGGGCATAATAGGCCAGCTTGTGGTAGCGGTGATCCATCACGCTGTTCAATTCATCACGGGTAAAGCCAATGGCCTCCCCTACGCTGTAATAGCGTTCGGTGAACTTGTTCATGCCCTCTTGGGTGCGCACTTCGGGGAATGCTTCTGCCAGCTTGGCAAACTCTGCATTGGCGGTCTCTCGCCGTTGCTCTTCGGTTTGCTGCTGTCCGAGCTTGTTCGCCACTTGCTTGGGGTTTTCACCCATCTGAATGAGGGCTTGCACCTGTGCCATCGCGCTTTCGTGAAGCGCCTTTTGGCGGGTGTAAGCTGCTGGATCTGTTTGCGCCAAAGACACGTCCGGCGCAGGGGGAACTTGTTGCGATAGAAAATCGGCCAAGGCGTCGATTGTTTGAACAACGCCAGATGAAAGGGATTGAAGCTCTTGCCGCGCCTCTGCCTGAGCAGTTTTGCGCAAGTTGCTCAATTCCTGAGTTTTGCGGCGATAGTCCTGCTCTTTCATGTAGCCGGATTTCAGCTCTTCAAGAGTTACTTTTTCGCCACCAGAAAGCTCAATCAGCTCTTCGGCGCTAGGGTTGGCCTCGTCTTCGGCTCCCTCGTCCTCTTCGCTTTCTTCCTGTTGCTGATCCTCGTCGGATGCAGCCTCTTCGCTCTCATTGTCGATTTCTTCGGATTCATCATCTGGGTTGGCTTGATCTTCAAGCTCCTCAAAGTCCAAATCCTCAAAATTGTCGATTGATTGTGCGGATACAACGGTATCACTCCCGCCGTCCGGCAGGTTGGTGCTCTCGCTCATGGGTTTTCCTTTGGTTGGGGTTGCAGCGTTACTGCGCTATATTGCGCTTGGCCGTTGAAGCTCTCATCATCTCCAACCGGCTGCGCAAATCTCGTATGGCCCGCACCTCTGCGGCATATGCGGCCCGTGCCTCGTGATCTTTAGGGTCGGCCAAGACACAAGAGTCCACGGCGTTTGCTTCGATCTGGTCAAGCAACTTCACCACCAAGGGCGTGTCGAGCAAAACCCCTGCGGCGTATGCTTTTTCTTCCTGTGTCATTGCGCCACCTCAAACATGTTCGACTCTTGAAGCTCTGGCGAGCTCTGCAAAAGAGGCTTAATGCTTTGGGCTTGGGCCTTTTGAATGTCTGCGGCCATCTTGCGCTCAAACAGCGCTGTCTCATGCGCCATTTTTTCCCGGGCAATGCGCTCATCTGAGGCGATTTGCTCCCTGCGAAGCTCCAATTCCTTGGCTTGCGCTTGGGCTTGCTTTTCCATTTCAGCCATCTTGACGTTAAGATCGGCCTCCATCTGGGCCATTTCCTTGTCTCGATTGGCCTGCATCCTCGCCTGTTCAATCTGCATTGAGCTTTGGAGCTTGGCTTGCTCAATCGCCATTTGGGCCTTGGTTTTAAGCTCTTCCGGCTTCGGCTGGTTCTGCTGAGATTGCAAGAGCTTTTGAATTTCTTCTGGGTCTGGCTTGGTGAAATACTGGTCTGTCGATCTCAGGCCCGCAGCCTCCACCAGCTTTGAGATTGCATTATAAAGATTATCAGGCTTCACGAACGGGTTGACAGGGCCAAGAGATGAAAGCAGCTTCTCTTGCAGCCCTATAACCTGCTGCATCATCATCATGTCGCGCTCTCTTGTGCCGGCCCCAAGCCCAGTATTCACGCTCACATCCATTCCAGCATTCCAGTGGCGTGGGTCGTATGTTACCCAATTTCCCCGAAGGCGAACGGTGCGCGGCTTGTCTTGGTGCTTGATCGTGAGTTTTAATAGCCCCTTGAAGAGCTTTTCCATCCCTTCTGACAGGGTGCGAACCATCAGCTCAGTTCGGCCAATGCCAGCCTGTTCAATCATGGCCGTGGCTTTGGCGGTCACATTCTGCAAAGCATCTGGGGCCAAGCCGCTAGATGCCTCTGAAATGCCCGTCCTGTCGACGATCTCCTCATCCATGTAAGAGAGCATCGAGTAGGATTGCTGCGCGACAAAAGGCACCAGATTATAAGACACGGCGTCACGAACATTGCCCTTGACCAAAATTGGCTTGCCGAACTCAGGCTTCATAAGCCCATCCCACTCAATAAGTGCCGACTGGTTCACTGTCGGCTGCGGGTTGTTCTGCCAATAGAGGTTGTCCAAGGTCTGGCGTAACAGCACGGTTTTAACGCGCTGAATGTCGGCCAAGTCGTCATAGATTGAGCTGCCTTCCCATTGGTGCGGGCGGCGCTCAATGGTGAAATCCGCAAAAGGAATTTCGTCCCATTCTTCGTTTTCCAAAATATGACTGGCAGTCAAGCCACCTGCGCAGATAATCCGGCGAAGCTCTGCAACGCCATCATTGTCAGCATCCACACGAACATAAAGCTCGTAATAGTCAATCTCTTGCATGGAAGGGTCTGTCGCATTTGGATTTTTTAGAGCAACATCCCTTCGAGACATTTCCTCGGCTTCTGTGGCAATATCCTCGCCACCAGCTGTTGGGAGGTCGAATATTGCCGCCTTGTCATACCCCATGCTGACCAGATCAGAGCGTCTAAGGCGCGTTTTCTGGCCAATGATGGGGCTATCGTCAAACTCGATTGCGTCGGGGTGAATAAGGAACTCTTCCGGCTTCACCGCAACAACCTTGCAGCAGCCGTATTGTTTGACGCGGCGCAATTTTAGATCATAGAGCTTGATCGGCAAAGCCCGCCCCTCAACCTCCACTTGATCTTCATATTCAGTGGTTTCGATGATCTCAACTTCATCGTCCTGAACCAGCTGAGCAAGGCCCATTTCGTCAACACCGGTGTGAGAGGAGACAGTCACTTCCCGCTTGGTTTCGTAATAATATTTGAGGATTCCGTTCTTCAACAACAGCGCATCATCAATGGCGTCTTCAATGGCTTGGCGCACCTTGGCCTCCGGCACAACAACATAGTTGATGTAATCTGTCGCCTGATCTGCCTGTTCTTCATCCCCCCGCCCAACAGGAATAAATTCCGCAAGCATGTCTTTGCCCAATAGGGTGCGGGCAAGGGAAGGCTTCACCTTTTTAACGGCTGCGCGAACGTCGCGGCTGACCTGAGAAGATCGGCCAACCTCAGAGGGAAGGTCTCTCATTTCCCCGTCGAAATATTCCCGCGCCTTGATGCGGTCTTCCGCTCTCTCATCCCGATAAAGTTCGGCTTCTTTCACCAGATTTGAAATCACGCCTGAGAGTGTCGCTTGATCCATGGGCTTTGCTTTTTTCACAAAATCCCCTTTCTGCGCTCAAATTTCGGCACATTGCTTGGTGCGGGCTTGTATCCATCCGCAAAGGTCATAAAGGCGTCGGAGCCGTGGCTTGCCGCGTCATGGCGGGGCTGGCTTTTCCAAACGCCGTAATTGTCATCCCATTCGCGGGCATAGTTTTCGAGGCGCTCAATGCCCATCGAACACTCAACCTCATCAAAGGAGCACGAGGGCAGTTTTGAGCGAACATTCTGAATTGAGGTGAGCTTGTCGTTTGATCTGGGCACGACTTCCATCGCATACCCAAGTTTGGCAAAAATGCTTTTCAACGTGGTTATCTCGCCATTGCTGCCAGGGCGACGGGTGTCAAAATCGTGCGGTGCATAATGAACGCCAAAGCGCGCGCCCATCTTTGCCCGCCATTTGTCCAGCCAGTCAGCATAATGGGCTGGGCCTTCTCCGCTGTTTTCGTAATAGCCAACAAAATGATGTTGTCCGGCCATCTCTTGGTGCAGCCAAATCACGGCGCTATCGTTAATCCCCCAATCCCAAAAGGTGTTGACGGGGAAGCGCGCATCAAACGCAAGAGGAGCAATCTTGCCCCGCTGCCTGAGCGCATGCATTTGCTTGGCAAAATATGCCCCGTCTTTAGCCGCCTGGAATGCCTCTTCTGGTGTGGAAGGGTATTCCTTGAACATGTCATCGCCCTGTTCCCGCTTTTTGGCGGCATACCACCACTTTTTAGGCTCCGGCAAAACAATGCCTGTCTTCTCTTGCAGCTCTGAAAAGTATTTCTCATCCTCTGCGGTCAAAACCACAGGCTCTTCAAGCTCATAGCTGTCATCTTCGAACCAAGGGAAGAAATGCAACCGATAATCAAGAACGCCATGCTCGCGTCCGGAATCGGCAATCTTCTTTGCTGCCTCCACCTTGTCGTAAAAATCCCCGCCGCGTCCTTCTGCGGTGCTCTCAATGAAACAGAGCTGCTTTTGCGCCAGAGTGTTCAACGAGCCTGATTTGATTTCCTTGGCCTTCTCAGGGGCTTTGGCGCAAATCTTTCCATATTCCGAGATGTGCAAAAAGTTCTTGGTGCTCGAACGCAACGAAACACCAACCTCAATGGATGAGCCATTAGAAAGCTCAAGCGTGGTGGCGTTGTCCGTCTCAACCCTCACAAGCTGCCTGATTTCTTCCGGTAATCTGTCGTAGCTAAACTTGGCACGGGCCAAAAGGTTGGTTGCGTTCCCTATCGTGTCAGCCACAAGGCCAGCCGAGAAGTTGCTATTGAACACCGCCGCATCCAAAGCCATCAAGACAATGAGCGTTGAAAAGCCCATTTGCCGCGCTTTGAGAACGAGGTTCAGATAATGCAAATCATCCAATAATTTGAGCTGCGAGGGCTTGGGTTTGAACAGCACAGTGTTGCCGTGCTTGTCCTGAATGTAATATAGGTTGCTTAAGCGCCAGCGGCGATCTGCCCACTGGTCAACAACATCGTCACTTAGTTCGACTGCGGCCATCAATCTTTGCCATCAATGCGGCCAAGCTATCACCAACCTCATGCGTGTTGCGCTGGTCAATATCCAGCTTGTCACCGTATTTCTTGGGGCGCAGCTTACCGGCCATCCATTTACGAGACTCAATGCGCAGGCGAGAGCGTTGGATATGCTCGCCATTCAAGTCATAGCCATCACTGTCCGGCTTGTTAGAGGCCATCCAATCATTCGAGGCATCGTCGGCAATATCGACAATCTCATCAAACAGCGTGTCTGCTTGGATTTCTCGCGCGCGTGTGTATTGCTGGCGAAACTCTTTATTCTGCTCAAGCCAACGATAAACCGTTCTTTGGTCTGGCATATCTTCTCTAACGCAGATGGAGCGCAAGCTCTTGCCCTGCATAATGTCTTCACAAATGGCACTTGCAAGGCTTTGAGAGTATTTAGAGGGTCTCCCTGTTTTGACATCTGCCGTTGGCTTGCTTTGCTTTGGCATTTAACGGTCTCCATGCGGTTTGAGCGCGATGGGCATAAAAAAACCCCGCCGCTCGAAAGGGGCAGGGCATTAAATAAGCGCCAGACTTGGGCCTCTGGCTGGTCGGTGCAACCCTACTGACTAGGTTGAGCCTAGTTTCAGGTTACGAGAGCGGCCCACTATCCCCTAATGATAACCCTAGTGGCACTAGGGGCTTCGAGGGTAATAGACCAAGCTGTTTAGACGGAACCGCTCAGCATTGCTCGCAGCGCCTTTCGGCATCGCCACATAGTGACCACCGCCGCCTAAAGTGTTTTGGCCGCCCGTTCCCGCCACAAGGCTCACGCCTAACCAGGTCTTTGTGCGTGAATTAAGAGAATGCGTTGAGCTTACGATCTCAACAGCAAGGCCAAATTAGTTTAACGCGGGGTGCCTGTAACACACACTAAAAAGCAGGTGGAAAGGAATGAACACCGCTTCCCGCGTTAATTATGTTGGGCTCGCGCTGGCTCCTTCCGGTTTACCAACCCCCACCTCGTAAGATGGGCGGTGGGACGCACAAGCCCAAATTCGTTGCAGGCTTTACCCTGCGGATTTCATAACAGCCTCCCAAAGCAGGAAAGACCTGAATCAAAAAGGGAGGCCGCCATTTTTTAAGCGCACTTCCCACCTTGGTGTTATTATGGCTTAAACTGCATGCAAGTCAACACCTAGGCTGGCTTGGGTGGGTTTTCCACAGGCTCGGTAACATCACAGCCCATACGCCTTTACAAGCACGTCGCAGGTGGTGGCCATTGCGGTGGCAACAACGCCCGCAACCTCATTTCTCCCGCTATACCCATAAAGCCCGCCGATCATGGCTTCTGCATCCACAAGCTCAAGGCAAATGCCATATTCCGCCGTTTTGAAAAGCCGGTCTCTCTGCCCTCGCGGAAACATCTTTGCCGCGTGGAAATACCTCTCCTTTGCCATCTGGCGCACGTCCTGCACATTTTGCCCCGCGCCGAATCGCTGAATATATTCCTTCCATTGCTGGCATGTTTCAGCCCCCGTGAAGCCAGCCAAAACCCAATCGCGGTGATACGCCTCCGCAGCGGATACTTGCGCCTTGTCCAGCTTGCCGCGCCGGTAGAGCCGCTCAACCAGCGAAAGCCGAATGCGTGCCACAGCCCTGCCCCGCCCGCTTGTGGTGGTCTCGGTTATGGTGTCGAGAGATCCTTTGATCTTTTCGGCATAGTGCTTGGTTGGCTCTAGGCCATCGATCTGGGGCAAGCCAATGTCCTTTTTACCGATCTTGCGGGATTGCTGCCTAGCCGCCATCACACACCCGCCTTTGCCAGAACTGGCCACTGTAGTTCGTATCCAGTTGGAATGGGTGTTGGCTTTGGCAGGCGCCTTGAGCCTGCTTTTCTTTTTACCCGTAGAGGCTTCCATTTATCACGAGTAATTCGCTCTTGATCCCAAATTGAGACGGTGAGCTTTTTTACCCAAAATGACCAAGGGTTTATGGTGGTGTTTATGGTGGTTTCGTAATATTTGCAGACAATAGAGCCGCCTTCGATGTAGATCACTGTCAAGGTTCGGCAGAAGACATCTGTATAAGTTTCACCCACTTGAATTGTGTTTAGGTCAATCATTCCCCGCCCTCCTCGCTGCCTTGTCTTGTGGCTGGCTCAAAATATCGAGCTTCCAGACCGCATTTTTTCTTTGATCGCCTCATGTCCCAGCAATTCTGAGGCACGGGGCCACAAACTGGGGATATATTCACAAGGTTCGGATTGTTACAGCGCATGAATGGCCCTCTTTGCTCGTGCCATTTGCAGCCTACACAATGCTTTTCAATCACTTGCTTTTTGCCGAATAACCCAAACATCATTTACCACCCTCGCCATCTATTGAGAAAAGTGGCGTCTTTGGTGCCATCCGTATTTCATGCAGAGCTTTAGCCACATTTTCTTCGCCAAAAAGCAGATCAATGCTGCGCCGTTCTCTTGCAAAAATTGTTATGCGCTCACCTGTTGGCATGTGGGTGCAAGCAATTTGGTTGGCGCAGTTCCCTTTGTAGTGAGCAAGCGATTTTTTGGTTTTGCAAAGCTCAATTTGCATCTCCGCACAAGCCCCGCGAGGGTCAAAAGTCTCAGGCATGGCTTTGACGAGTTGCTCTGCGCGAAATTGAAACCGCCAGTTTTCCGGCCAATGCTGCACAGAGACGATTTCTTGACCATCAATAATGCCAGAGGAAATCACATAGCCCTGAAAACAATGGTGGTTGTGCTTGTGAACGAAGTCACCTGCTTGGAATTTAGGTTGCGTCATTGATTTGCTCCATTTCCTTCAACAGCGCCTTAGCGCGGGCTTCTCCGGCGTATCTGGCGAAGTGCTTAAATTGGTTTTTGATGGTCAGTTCCATTGCGTCCAGAGCCTCCTTGTCAGAGCGCCGGATAACGTGCTCAAACACGCGCCCCACTGGCTCCGGCTTGTCTGTGCCTGGAAAGAGTTCAACTATGTTGTCAGTGTTGTCGGTCATACCCTCACCTCCACCTTTTGAATGCGCTGCCCGATCCAGTCCATGACGTTCACGGCCATAGAATTGCCAAGCGCCTTGTAACGCGGCCCATCGGGGCAGTTTTCGGCTGGCTTGCCGCGCCACGGAATTGCCGTGAAGTCATCGGGAAACCCTTGCAATCGCTCACACTCGCGCGGGGTTAGCCGGCGGACTGTGCTGCCTTGCAGCAATGAGGGGGCGAGATTGCTTCCAGATTGAGTGGCACCAAGCGTTGGCGCAACTTTTTCGTGATAAGCAATACCTCTTGCTTTTGATCCTTGCCCCCCTTTGAATGCGGCCACCAGATCGGTAGCGTCCTTATAGTCGCGGGCCTTCAAAGCCGATCCGGTTCCGTCATCAACATATTCACCAAAAGCAACCATGCGCGATGCAGAGACAAGCGTCTCACTTCCACCACTCCCACCAAGCGAGCCCCCACTTGCCCTTGCAGTTGCCGCTACAACGTCTTGACGGTAGCTTCCAATGCTGCCTTCAGAAAACGCGGCAAATCCTTGCCCCGCTTGTCGGCGCGGCGGAGTATTCCCAGACAGGCTTTCGTGGTCAAATAATACCGCTGCGGAACGTCTCCAGTCTCCAAGACATCCGATAACGAACACACGGCGTCGCCGTTGTGGCACGGCCCAAGGGTATCGGCGTGTTCGCACGTATTGAGCGTCAAGAACACGGTAGGCAAGGCCATAGGCCGCGCCAATGCCGCTGATAATTCCGGAGTTCCCCCATCCGCCTTTTGGGGGGGCAATGCGCTTGCCGCTGAGGTCTCCCAGAAATCGCGCAAAGTCTCGTCCTCTGTTACTTGACAGAAGTCCGGGCACATTCTCGAAAACGATCCAGTTGGGGCGATATCGTGCAGCGATTTCAATATAGGCAAGGGTGAGCTGGCCCCTATCTCCAGCCATCCCAAGCCGCTTTCCTGCGATTGAGTAATCTTGGCATGGTGTTCCTCCAACGAGAACATCGACATTTGCATCTGGCCAATCCTTAAACTTTGTCATATCGCCCCAATTAGGCACATTTGGGTAATGGTGCGCCAAAACCGCGCTCGGGAATTTCTCGATTTCTGAAAAGGCCACGGGCTTCCATCCAAGCGGGTGCCAAGCCTGTGTTGCCGCCTCAATCCCAGAGCAAACGGACAGATAGTTCATCATGTCATCACCTGAAATTTCTGGCTCTTTGGCTTTGCCACGCCTGCCAAGATGTTCATGAAGTGTTGGGCCTGCTTGTGGGTCATGTATCGCGCCTCAAGCGTCCTGTGGCCGTCTGGGGTGTATTTGGCATAGATCGGGCGCTGACCTGGCATTTTGACCTGCACGGCCCAACCATCATAAAGCTGAGCTGCAATGTAAATCTTGTTGTCGATAGTGGTGGGGTTGTTAATCATGCCGCCACCCCTCTTCTTGCGCTCATGGCCGTTTTCAGCTCTTGCTTGGGAAAATACCAGCCAAACTGGTTGCCGTTGTTTTCGCTTTGTGTGCAGGTCATGGTTTGAGGATTTTTTCCCTTTGCCGCTGCCATAGCCACCCACTCCGGCGTGTAATCTGGATGTTCGCCCCGTGGCACAAAAACCAAGTCTTGCCGCTCGTAGGACTTGCTCAAAGCCAGTTGCTCAAGCTCCAAAGGCTTTGGCCATGTTTCAAAGCGCCGGTTGTCTAGATATTCAAAAACAGCCGCTTCCAAATCCTTTTGCTCAAACCCAAGGAGCTTTCTGGCATAGCTGGCGTGAATGGCTTCGATTGTTCCGTTCTTCGGCTTTCCAAGCGTTTCAAGTAGCGGTTTTGTGACAGAGGTGAAAATCTTGTCGCTCATTGCAGCCCCCCAAACTTTTCAACAAAATCTCTGATCTCGGGATCTACGGCAGCTTGCTCAGCAAGGCTTCCAGTGACCTTGAGCGCAGGCTTTGCCGCGGCCTCCAAAATGGCGTTGGTGAAATAATTCCAGCTCTTGACGGATTTGTTTCTGGCGCAAATGGCCCTGATCGTGGGCAGAATGTGGATTTCAACATTCGCCCCCGCTTCCAGCCAACGGAGAGGCTCGGTCATCATCAGAAAACCGCCAGTGGCTTGGTTGAGGCTTTCCCCGCCAGCTTCCAGCAATGCCTTTTCCAAGCGGTTCAAATGGTCAGTATTTGACCTGTCAAAATCCTTCCACTCAAACCCTTCTCCGCTAGATGAAGCTTTAGCTTTATCTTTTGTTTCTGTATCTGGTTCTGTATCTATCCCGCGCGTTAGTTTAGCGTTCGACTTTGCTAAGTTATTGTTTTTATTAGTTTTGGCTCCGTTTTCGGCGTTTTTTTCTTGAAGTTTTCTCGAACTTTCAAGCTCTTTATCAGCGCGAAAGTTGGAGATAATTCCGTTTTCAGTGTAAATTTTCCCCATCGAAATCAGGGCTTCACGGTGCTTTTTCCAAGCCCGAACACTGCACCCAAGCAGGCCGGAAATGTATCTGTCATCGTCCGGCAATTTGCCTCCCTGCATGTAGATCATGTCCAGCACAAGCCGATAAGCTGCCTTAAGCTCAAATGGCATTCCGATAGTGCCTTCAATGAAGTCTCTGGGGTATGCTTTGTAGTAGGGAAGCCCGTTCATTTCCCTGCCCCCCTTTTCTTCTTTTCATCTTCCCGATGCTTTGAGATGATAGAGGCGACAGAGCCGCGTGTGCGGTCAAAGCAATGGCCTATCTGGGCATATGTCATGCCAAGGTCATGCAATGACGCCAAAGTCTCCCTGATCAGCTTCACAGAGCCTTTACGCGGGCTTTTTGTCGGCATCAGATCGCTAAAGAGCATCCCGTGCTTTTTGCATATCTTCTCAGCCAAAGCCCTTTGCTCTGGCGTCAGCTCACGATTGACCTTTTGCCGGTTGAATTTATTGGTGCCAATGTCAGCCTCGCCAATTTGAACCGAATAAGTCCGAGGCGGGCATTTCTGCGCCTTGCCTGCCTTAATGGCTGCATCAATCAAGCCTCTGGTCTCAGGGTCAACTTTCTTGATTGCGTAGCCTTGAATGCCTAAACACCCCATGCCTGCCTCCACATTCTTCTTGCTTTCAGGTATTCGTAATAAAGGCCGTTCTTCGGCTTTCCTGACATGTGCCACGCTTCCCGAGTGAGAACGTAGCTTCTGTAAAGCCTGTCGATATGGCGCTCTTGAGGGGTCATTACGCCACCTCTGCTTTGATCTGGTGGGCAGCCGGCCGGATAGAGACCATGACGCCTTCTTTCAATGCCTCAGACCATTGGGCAGAAACGCCCTGACACAGAGGCCAGCGGTCATCTTCCACAAGCCCCATATCCACACACAGGTCGAGAATGGGCTTAATCATGTTGTCAATGTCGCGCGCTTTTTTGGGGTGTGCGGCCATGATGTGCAGGGTGAAACAACCCTTTAGTGACTTCACCTTTTGGGCTTTCACTTCCCACCCAGCGGCGTTTTTGAAAGCTCTGTAGCGTTCCGTTTTAACGCGGCCACCGCCCTTGCGATTGTTGGCGTAAAGCTCGTTCACAGAGGGGACAGGGCAAGTGAGGGTAAAGGTCAGGGTCATCACTCAACCCCCAAAGACGCTTTAATTCCGGCAATTATGCCGTCGCGCCAGCCTTGGTTGTAATCAAACGAGCCCTTGTTAGCGACTTGCTCAACAAGATCATATTGGCTATGTTTTTCATACGAAAAGCGGCCATTTTTAGAATATGCGTCTCCATTGCTGCCTAAATATGGCTTGTCAGCTAAGCCACTGTTATCTGAAACAATCTCAACAATATTGCCAAAACCGTCTATATAAGATCGTCCAACCATAATTTGCATCACTCAGCCCCTTCTATCGCTCTTTCCAGAGGGGTCATGCCAAGCTCTGCTAGGTAAAGATCAAGAATGGCCTCTTGCTCTGCCCGCTCATTGGCGTCCTGCTTGCGCATGGAAATCACCTTGCGCATGATCTTCGGGTCATAGCCAAAGGCTTTCGCTTCGGCGTAAACGTCCTTAATGTCCTCCAAGATCGCCTTCTTATCTTCCTCAAGGCGTTCAATCCGGTCGATATAGGCTTTCAGTTGAGAGTTGTTCATCTGGTTCCCCTCTGATCAAAAATCCAAGGTGCGATTTTTCTTGCCAGTGAATTTGAGGTCGTCATCAGCCACTTGGCCAAATGGGTTCTCACGCGCCAAAAAATTGGCCGCTGCCTTTCGTGCTTTTTCGTTGACCTCATAGGCATCTCGCGCCCCTTTCAAAATCTTGGCCTCATAAAGATCGCGCGCGATCATGTATTCTTGAGCATCAATCCGGCGCGCTTCCCCATACCAAAGAGCCTTTGCCCTTGATTGGGTCACACCAAGACGCCGCGCCGCGCGGGCAATCTGGTGCGCAATAAGTTCCCCTGGCATGACAGGGGCCGCGGCCTGCCGAACGTATGCCTGCATCTGGTTGGAAACATCAGCCATTGGCTTGGCCCCATTTTCTGAGTTCTCCGAAGGATTTTCTGACATCTACGAAATCTCCTGCATCACATTGATTTGCAGGCGATGGAGGAACAAAAGCCTTGGAAACAACAGACCACACAGACGACTTTGAAACACACTTCCAGACCTTGGCAGAGGTCACAGAAGCAATGCTGAATGAATTGAGGGCGCGCGAGACCAAGGGGGGGGACACAGAAGCCCCGCGCGCCAATCCGGTGGATAAGGGAAGGAAAACCACCGGAAATGTGAT